TTTTCATTAGTATTATCCAAACTAGCATCAGTCTCAGTTGCTTTGATTGTTATTGCTGGAGTTCTAAAACCAGAGTATGCAATCTTCTGAGTGATGTACTTTTTAGCCATGGTAAAATTACCATTGAAGAGATTGATTAATTCTTCTCTTACAATACCCAAATTTATATCATACAACCTATTATATTCTGCCTCGTTCTCCTTTTCAAACTCAAAGGTCTTGACTGCCAACCTTGATGTTCCCCAAAAAGCTTTATCAGATGCTTCGATACCTTCTATAGATTCATACTGTGGCCACAATCTATCTTTGATTGCATTATATCTGTTCTGTTCACCAAAGAAATCAAAGATAGGTTTCACATATGTATTCAGTTTGGGTTCGGCAGACTTGGCAGTTCCAGCCTTCAAACTAATACCTAACATACCACCATTTCTATACTGAATAAAAATATCGCCAGGATGACTTCCCTCCACACCAGTTGGTTTTGCTCTGTATCCCCAATAACATTGAGAGATAGGATGTTTTGCATTATGAGATAACAACCACTTAGTTATATTTTTTGCATTAGTAACTTTTGTTTGGAACGAACCAGTCTCCGCTTGATCTATAAATTTCTTTCCAGCAAGTGCATCCTGTGATGTGAGATAGTATCCACCAGAAGGACTATTAGCGTTTCTAACTGCTTGATAAAAATCTCTGACTGACAAGTTAGGACTGATACCATTCATGAAAGCAATACATGGGAACAGTTCTGTGATGGAGGAGTTCAATGTTGTCATTGACATTCCACCTGTTTTTGGTTTGTATATAAACGTCAAAATAGTTCCATCACTCATCCTCACACAGGACACAGGAATGGAACTAATAGATCTTTGTTCGTTATATACTCTACCCAATCTAGATATCAAAGACTCTACGGCAGCTTTAGTGCCATCTCTATCATTAGATTTTACAACATAGGTAACTTGTTTAGAAGTTGCACCCTTGACAGATACATCCCTATCGGGAATGTTTATCTCTTGTAAAATCTGATTGAGTTCTAATACTTCTTCAGCAGATCTAGCCATGAGTTTTTGATACTATTTAGAGGTCTCCCTCCTGTCTATTCTCAGAATAGAATACATCAAAACTACCGCCAGGATATCTCTTTTCCAGTTTCTTAACATTGGTTGCGATTACATCATCAAATGATACATCCAATGCCATACAAGCATTTGCTACATACCACATGATATCACCCAGTTCTGTGATAAGATGATGTTTGTTTGCTCCGTTCCAAGGTTTTCCTTGAAACACCATCTTCTTTACAATCTCAGTGAACTCACCAGCTTCGGCGGACATACCAACCGCAGAGGTCAAAAGCCTTTCAATGTTCGCACCCTGTCCATCCAACTCAACCATGCGGTCAGCGAGATTAACAAAGTCCTTTGAAGCGTCAGAGGTTACGGCATCTACGAATGTTTCGTACCTTTTAAAATCAATAGTCATTAGAATGTCAACTTTGCGAACTTGTTTTTAATCTTTTTAGATTCGTCATTATTATACTCTTCTTCTTGTCCACTGTCAACTATATCATCCTGAGCACTCTGGTCACAGTCATGTAGTTTCATCTTTGAACGATCAATACCAATCACAAATCTCTTGTTTCTGTTCAAATCATTGTATCTATTCTTCAACTGTTTGACCATGATCTGATTTACTTCCTCTAATTCTTCTGTAGAAATAAGAGCAAACATAAGGTCGGCAGTAGCGGGAAGACCGAATGACTCAGAGGTATCTGTAAGATCAACGTCACTGTTAGAATACCCACTACGAGTGGTTTGAGTCGCTGATACGATAGGGACATCTGTTTCGACTGCAAGACCTCTAAGTTCTTCAGCGATTGCTTTGATGTAGGAGTATGAGTTGACATTGGAACCAGCTCTATAACGAGAGGATGCACATATATTTAAGTAGTCAATGAAAATGATATGTGGTTTGAAAGATTTCTTGAGTGCAAGTTCATTCAACAAACCTTTGAAATGTCCTGAGTGTGCAGCAGCAGTAGGATATTCTTTGATGATAAGACTACCTTGAGTTTTCTCTGATAGTTTAGTAACTTTACTCTCAAACATCTGACGAGGAATATCTGTCAACTGTTGTACAGGAATGTTTAGAAGATTAGCATCAATTCTCTCAGCAATTTTCTCCTCAGCCATCTCAAGCGTGATGTATAATACGTTCTTGCCTTGGAGTAACACACTGCTTGCGACATGACACATAAACAGAGACTTACCAACACCAGTGCCAGCGAGAGCAATATTGAGTGTTTTATTTGGAAGGCCACCCTTTGTAATCTTGTTGAAAAATTCGAGGTCAAACTCGATTCTGTCCTCCTTCTTGTGGTAGAAGTCAAATCTCTCCTCATAGTCTTCTAGGTAATCGTGTCCAACATGATTATCAAACCCAACAGCAAGTGCATCTGATAGGATAGCAGGGATAGCATCAACACCTTTCTTGATATCATGTCCATCTGCAATAGAGATACTTTCGACCAGTGCAAGATAGATTGCTCTTTCTTTACACCATTTCTCTGTAGTATCTATCAACCAATCATCTACGTTCTCTTCAGTCTGACTTGTTTGCTTGAGATAATCTAGAATTTCTTTGTAAGTATCATCATTAATATCTTTCCTCTTCTCACATTCAATAGAAAGAATCTCTATGGTAGGACATTTATCATACTGTACAATAAACTTGGCACACTCATCAAAGATTATCTTCTCATGTGCTTTGTCAAAGTAATCTGGTTTTAAGAAAGGAAGAACCTTCCTAGTATATTCCTCATTACAGATAAGATTCTTGATGATGGTATTTTCAATAGTTTCAATCATTGATAATGAAGATATGTACTCATGATATACTTTGGTGATCCGCCCTTGACATGCAATCCTCTATGTGGATACTGCCATGTAGGAGGGAATACTAACACTTTACCAGTTTCAGGCGTAACTGTCAATTCATTGTAAGGAAAATCAGTCTCTCCTCCTACAAAATCATCATTAAGATAGAATAGGAAAGCAAGATATCTCTTCGCAGTCATATGATCTTGAACATCAGTATGCAATCCAAACTGATCTACTTTGCCTGGATTATATTTTTTGATTCTAAACTCTTCAAAGTAAAACTTATCAGGAAACCACTCAATATATTCTGGCAGATCTTTCTTATATTTCTTTAAAATATCTACAGTTTTATAACACAATAACTTTACGAACTTACCATACTTACCACTAGAGTTTATATTGACCTGAGTAAAGTTAGGCACACCAGCATTGTCCACCCTCTGTTGTTGAGAGGTTTCAAATATTTCTATAATAGATTGGCATAGTGTTTCATCAAAAACCTCATAGGTCTTGATGAATTTATCCATAGCTAAAGGTCTCCCCTGCAATCTCCTCCAACTTTGCCATAACCTCGTCAGTGAAATATTCTTCGGGGGAAGCCAATATTTTCTTTGCGTAGACTTTTTTGCCGTCGATTTCGTATCTGCCTGCGACATTCTTCCAAAGTCCTCCAAGTTCGCCAAGTTCTAAGAGACCATAATATCTATCTAAACCACGTTCATCATAATAAAGTCTGATCTTGACTTCCTTATTTTCTTTACTCAAACGCGACTTTGCTGTCTTAGCTTTAATAATATTTCCAACGACTTCTGTTCCTTCCTTTTCTTTAGCTTTGCTGAGATAAATGATCGTGCTTGCTGCATACTTGAGACCGCTGCCTCCGCCCATTTCTTTGGTGGGAACGTATGATCCGATGACATCATAGGTATGATTTGTAACTATAAGTGGGATGTTTGCTTGACCAAGTTTCAAGGTAAGCATACGGAACGCACCTTTGACAAGTTGTGATTTGGTCATGTCACGAACTTGTTTATCATTCAAGGCATCTGTAATTTCTTTCTCTGTGGAAAGCATACCTAGAGAATCTAGAACAAACATACAAGGTTTACGTTTGTCTTCATCTGTCTTGAGGTATATATCAACTGCTCTAAGTGCCTTTGATCTAAACTCCTCAATAGTTACCACATTGACAACAACGAGCCTTTCGAGATCAATTCCTCTAGACTCAAGAAGTCCCCTGTTGACAGCAGCTTCAGTATCAAAATATAGACAATACCCATCAGGGTTACTGTCAAGGAAATTTTTAACGACAGCGAGGCTGAAAAAAGTCTTTCCAGTAGAGCTTTCGCCAGCAATAGCAGTAATCTTGTTCCTAGATACACCACCAAATATACTGCCTGATACAAGCCCGTTAAAAATGTACGAACCTGTGTCCACATATTCTTCAGTGGATTCTGCCTCTGAGGCGAGTTGGGTGTACTCATCTCCTATCTCTTTAACTATTTCTTTTAAAAAATCCATAATGATTCACTTCTATTATAATTCTACCATGGACCACAATAAATTACCAGCTATTGATATTCTTGGTTCATCTGTGTTATAGAATGGATACACTTGATGATGCAAACTCGAAGGGAATAACATCAATGTGCCTTCCATCTCTGGACTCATGAAGATGGGATACTCAATAGTATTCCCTAGAATATCAGTATATGTAAACTGAAAATCAGATGCAGCTTTGGAATGGAATGGTAGGTTGTGTTGATCCTCATAGTGTGTGGGGATCTTCATCCAGATCACAAATGATGTGATGCCTGTGTGAGCATGTTCTGGATTGAACTCAGTTTGATATTGATAGTTTACCCACCAATTCATTCTAAATTCTGGTTTATACTTTAGATCTAAATCTGGGTCAAGATCTACGGGAGGAAAGTAATGCTTTGGATCTTCATCTAATAGTTGTTGTGTCAAAGGACCTACAACTTCATTTTTAAATATGTGATCCACATCTTTCAATCCCAAACTGCCAGTTATGTTTCCAGCAAGTCTGTAACTATAATCGTTACTGTTGTTGATATTATCCTTCTCCGCCTGTTTAATCACAGACCAAAGATAAGTCATCCACTTATCATTAAGTTTAGTTTTATATAATGGAAGATTAGGTAATTGAAAACCCTCCCAAGATACATCACTCATCTCTCTTTGGATAATAAACTTCAACGTAAGATTCACACTTAGGGCAGTGGAGATTAGTTACGAAACTATACTCCTCTACAAAGGGACAGTCATTGTCCCCTCCCCATATAAGTTCAGTATTGCAATGCCAGCAATTCATTTCTTGAAAACTCCAAGTCTGACTAAAAGATACATTGACAATACTGTCCAGAATACAACTTCTAATCCTATGTTATTCATTAGATACCTACAATTTTTCGTTGTCTCTCAAAGTAGTTATGAAGCAACCATGAACTACTATTTTTCTTATCAGTTCCTCCGACACCGAACTCCATTTCAACTCTAGGATCATTACCAAACTTATCCATCTCTGGTGTGTTATCTGATCCCCTGTCTCCACCATTGGCGAAGACTACAGTTTGTGCAATCTCTAAACATCTTTCGATTGCATGGCAGGCAGAACCGTATTCATCATCTTCTACTGTGATCACGGCATCAACAACATCTAAATGTCGAATGATCTCTGCACGTTCTTTCCATGACATGAAGTATTGTCCTTTCTTCTTAGTCAACCATTCTTCCGTGTTCAACCCCACTACTAGGTAATTTGTAAGATCTTTTGCTTGCTCGAAGTAAGCAATGTGGCCACTATGAAGAGGATCAAAACCGCCTGTGACTAGAGTAAGTATTCTCTTCTTAGTCATCAAACTCTCCTTTTCTAGCTAAGTATACTTTAACATCATTATACTGTGTTTCTATACTTTTTGCAAACCAGTTGGCAGGGTCTCTAGATTCAAAGACTTTCATCTGTCTATCAGAGAATATGCCGTCATCTGTCCAGCATACAATGTATCGTGTCATGAGAAGAATGATTCAAGTGTGTTCTTGCGTTCGGTCTCCCAACCGATGCAATCAAGGATAACCTTTACAGGTTCCATAAATGACTTATTGAACTGTAGTTCATAGTCAATATGTTTATCTAGGTCAAGTTCTGTTGGGAAATCTTGAATGAAAGATATAACATTTTCGTGCATCCAATTTGGTGTCTTCAAGTAGCAGAACTTGATCTTCTCACCATTTTGAATAGCAGCATATTTATTAGTCAACTTCTTCTTCTTTGTGTAGTGATTATATAAGATTGCACCACGAACATGAATGGGACATCCCTTGTGATACATGTCCGTAGATGACTTCCATTTCTCTACGTTTGATAGACTACGAGGAAAAGCAACTTCCTCTGGTGGTAATGATTTAAACTCTGCCCTACACTTCTCAATATAGTCTATCACTTCATCTTCTGTTCCCGACATCAAAAGTTTGAAAGCATCTTTCAAGAACTTACGACATGGTGCAGGGGTAGAAGTTTTGATTGCTTCAATACCCATGATCTTAAGTTTTGCCTGTTCATATCTCACACCCTCACTATCCCATACGTTGAGAATATATCTTTTCTTTGCAGTCCAAATACCACGATCAGCGATATTCTCCCGCTTCATGATCATCTTCTGGTCGTAGGCGTTGACGTATTCGGCCAGTTCTTGGTAAGAACTCTCAATATAAGGCTCAAGTTCCATTTCACACACCTTATTAAGGAACGAGACGATGCTTTCAGTAGTCGCTTCTCGGCTTTCGTATACACGGTCAACCAAAGGACCCATATGCAAATAGATAGAATCAGTATCACTAGCAATAACATAATCTTTATCCTCCGTTTTTAAGATAGTATTCATTTTTTTATTCATTTTGTTCTCAATCCATCGGATTGATACCTGTCCAGATAGAGTGATGGCCTCTGCGTTCGCAAGTTTGTAATAACGAAAGTATTGATTACCAATAGCGCCATAAGCACTATTAAGGGCGATCTTCTTGGACATCTGGACGTTGTTGCATCTTGCAATCTCTTTTTCCAGTTCCTTAGTAGGGGTTTTTTCATAGGCTTTCTTTGCTTTGATCATCCTCTTCTTGAAGATGACACGTTCGTTATACATCTTCTCCATCAACTCAGGGAGAAAACCTTTCTTTTCCTTACTAAACATTGCACCATTGGCACAAACTGCATAGTCCTTGTACATTTCAAAGGTAATCTCTTGATTGAGAAGTTTCTCCACCGTAGCACTAGGATGTTTCTTTTCCTGTAGTGTTTCTGGGGAGATATTGTACTGCATGATGAGGTGTGGATACAGTGAGTTCAAGTCAAAAGAAACCACCCAGTCATACTTACCAGGCTTGGGTTCTTTCACATACGCACCAGCATACTTTTCATCCTTCTTATTACGATCCTTTTGTGGGATCACAATATTTTTCTTCTTAAGATAGTTGTAGATGATTGCATCCCATGTGCGAACTTGGAAAGCAACGTCACTAAAGTTTATCTTGGCATCATATGCTCGAGTACAACATAGATCAATCAACTTGAGTTTATCCTCAAGACGGTCAACCAGTTCCACGTCAACGATGTTGTAATCTACAAACTTCTGCCAGTTCTTTGTATAGAACTCACGGAATGTATCGAACTCACTGTGATCCAACTTCTGTTGACCGAGTTCCATCATGGCAATATGATCCAATCGGAAACTCTCTTGGTTAGGAGTTGCAGGGGATTTCTTGTATAGATCAAGATAATCAATAATAGAGATGCCTGCAAGATCATATGAGATGTTATCTCGACCAGCAATCTTGATTTCGTTCTTACGAACCACACCCCAAGGAGAGAACTTCTTAGTCATCTTCTCACCCATAAGTCGTTCTACCCTACCTACAAGGTAAGGGATATCATACAGTTCACAGTTCCACCCTGTAATGACCTCAGGCGTGTGTTTCTGCCACCAGTCTAGGAATGTATAGATCAGACCTTCCTCGTTATGGCAGTCAATATATGAGTAGTTCTTTCTGTTCGGATTGGTCTGGTATGGACGTGATCCGAAGGTAGTAATTCTTTTGGTATTATAATCTTGTACGGTGATTAGAAGTAATTCTTCTGCACAATTAAAAACATCGGGGAATCCACTCTCTGCGGCAACCTCGATGTCAATAGTGATTAGATTAATTTTGCTCAGGTCAAACTTGATCTCATCTTCTGGGTAATTCTCAGAGATATATTGATGAACATACCTTTCATTACCGTAGATGTTGAAGTTTTGAACGGCAGAATATTTGTCAATAAACTCCCTACAATCTTTGATAGTGCCAGGTTTTACTGGTTCTACACGTTGACCATCAAGGGTCTTCCACTTACTTCTTTTCTTTGTAGGCACATAAAAGGTAGGATGAAACTCCTCCCTGTCACTAAAATGTCTCCCATTGTCGTATCCTCTGACCAGCATACTGTTGCCGATCTGGAAAACATTAGTGTAGAATTTCATGCGGTTGCCAGTTTCAAATACGAATCAATAAGTTCTCGGTGGGGTTCCACCAACGTTACTATCTTATCAGATGATATCATAATTTCAATATCATCTGTCACTTTCTTTAACCACGGTGACATTTCCTCACCGTCTAGTTGGTAAGGCGACACCAGTTTACAATTTGGATCTCCTATATCAACAGCAGCGACTTCCTCTACTCCTGAGATTAGGACATCTCCACTAACTAGGACTAGAATCTTTACTTCCTGTTCCATAAATCTTATTCTCGTAGGATTGTTTGACCATTGGTTTTGGTTCTACTATCGCAACAACCCAGCTAGGATCAATCGATATCTTTTTCTCATCAGACAAAGGCATCCAAGGATAGTATTGCACACTGTACTGTGTTTCAGTCTCCTCTTTTCCTTCAGTAAGCATCACAGGTGCTTCAACCAACTTACAACAGTAAGCGTTTTCAAGAACTACAAAGATGGGTTTGTCATCCGCATCAACAAGTTCCTTTACATCTGCGATGACTTCTTCATTAGATTTAAGTAGTACCAGTTTGACGGTCATTGCACCAGTATATAGTTTGCAAAGCGGATACTCAGAATCGAACTGAGGACAAGAGGTTGGAAACCTCGTATTTTACCATTAAACTACATCCGCATGGGGGAGGAGGGATTACTTCGTACCCTCAAGTTATGGGAATCGCTAAAGCGAAAATTAGTACATAACAACAATGGTTCCCTTGGTTCGGGTTCACTTCCTTTAGGGAAGGCGAGTACCACCTCTAACCATTTACATTACCCCGCCTAATTCCAACAGGGTTATTCAGTCACTCCCATGTTAAGTTCGTCAACTCAACAAATACATTATAGTATCAAGTGGGGATCATGTCAACCCTTTTGAATATATCCATTTTCAATTAACCATTCCTCTGTCATAGGAGTGGGATCATAGTCTTCCCACATTTTACCACGAGCACAAGATTGAAGTGCCTCAAGAGTCATACCACCAGTCTTCCCTGCCCAAAAGGCTTCTTTCTCCCAAGGGATTGCATGTGGTGTTGCCCTATAAGTATTAGAAGCAATGTCTTGCCAGATCTGAGGAACCTTTTCCTCATCCATAATAATCGCAATCATATTATTTTTGATTGTCCCTGCCATACAATCTTGTGCAGCGTGCCATCCCTCATGACGAACAACACTCATGAGTACATGTGGGCGATGCACATAAGTTTTATTAAGATAGAAGTGATTACTTACAGTGTGATATACACCTCTATGTCCTACTGGGAAATATTTCTCATCTGCAAGATGAACATCTACACCAATCTGACCAAAAGCCATCATGATCTCATCAAATTCATCATCAACATTATCCCAATCAGAGTCAGGAAATGCTGCACGAAGATCACCAGAAGAATAGATACGCTCTACACCATCTGTACACTCTTTCAAGAGCATACAACCCATGGCATCCATAGTGTAATATCCTTTGGTGGGTTCAGCTAGTGCTGGTATGGATAATGAGGCCGCGGCCATCAAACCCATAATCAATCTTTTCATACCAAACTCTCAAAATACTACTATAACAAAGAAAAAATATATTATCCCCTTTCTCTAGGATTTTTTAATCTCCATGGTCCTGATTTGAAAACATCCAAGCAAACCCACTTAGCATAGTGGATACCACGGTAACAGAGAAAAGCAAAGACCTTCTCTGGATTGTGTTTTTCTGGATCGTATTCTGGGATTTCTCTTGGTTCCCATGTAAGTTTTAGCATGATCTTTACCTCCTGTAACAATATTTAGGAGGTAATGTTAAAAAATGCAAACATTACATAAAGATTTAATAAGTGCCAAAGAAAAACCCCTCCAAAGGAGGGGCGATCCATCTCGAACTAATACTATTTATAGGTAGTCTTTCCGTGCATGGTGTTCTGGAACTACTTTGCCCAGTTTAATTGTGAGAAGTCCATCTGCAAAATTTACATCCTTAACTGTAATGTCTTCTGACAATGCCCAGGCTCTCTGGAAAGATCTCTGAGCCAAACCTCTGTGTAGATACTCAGATTCTTCTTCTGTTTTTTCTTTCTTACCCTCTACAACAATCCGTCCGTACTCTGTGTAGACTTTAACTTCATCCTTACTAAATCCAGCAAGTGCAATCTCTAGTCTAGAATCTACATTGTTAATCTGTACAAGATTGTAGGGCGGGTAATTAGTAGTGGAATCAAAATTGAAGAACTGGTTGAAGTAATCGTCCATACCAACGCTGTTCTTCATGATCTTGTCAACTAGTGTGCCCAGATCCTGAGTATGATATCTTTGAATGTTAGTCATGTTTCTCCTTTAAAAGCGAGTTTAGTTTTGTCCCTTGCGGCGACATTACTAATTATACAACGAGCATAAAAAAAGAGGGTTGTATAAACCCTCAGAAAACATAGTGATAACCGTCAGTCTGCCTTTACGAACGTACTTTGTGACGATTGTACTACCTTTTTCTTCTTTCCTATGTTGTACTTAGTCTCTAAAGTCCAGTCTCCTTTATCTTTATAAGAGAGAACTTTGATCTGATTCAAAGGAGCAACATCTACAATTTGTTCTGGTCTAAGAATAGTAATCAATCCCCAATCCGATAATAGAGTGATGATTCTATTCCTACGCTGCACATCATTGATAGAAAGATTAGCAGACTTTCCATCCAATGCGAACAGTTCTTTGAAATGAACAATATAATATCTACCTTGCTTGTGCAGAATATGGCACGATTGATAAATCTTTTTTTCCTTGCGTGAAGCGACACCGATTCTCGTCAGAGTTTCTCTAACCTTCAAGAAATCATCTGGTTCGTTAAGTGTGACTTCGATCATCTGATCTTGTGACCAAGCAATCTCAGGTTCTGTAAACCCACTCATCCTGTACCTCCAACGTCAATGCGTTTTTTAATGTAGTTCAACTGCTCAGCAGTTAAGATTTTCAATGCTTGGATTGCTTTATCATTACTATAACCATAGTATTTTTTCACAACGTCAAGATCTTTGATCTTATCTTTGCGGAGCCAAGGAGAGAATCTCTTTCTCTTCCTGACACTATTTAGATAAAATTGATATTGAGCACCCTTTTCTATGTGGTGGTTTAAGTTCATTTCATTGGCAAGCATGACAGTATCAATGTGTGCTGACATACATTTGTTCACAATGAATGGTGGATACTTCTTGATCGCATCAGGATCTGTCTCCGTAATATCCTCTTTTGTGAGGTTTATGGAGTTCAACCAATCTTTAAGTTCTTTCATCGTATGATATCAATCTCGTCTGGATTTGTGTTCCAAGTTTCTAACTTAGTTCTCAATCGTCCTTCATCTCTGAGCGTCTCGTATCTACGAGAAGCTTTCTTTCTCCACCAAGAAACAATCTGATCAACAGAGAACCGATCATAATTTTCAGCCTTAACCAAAGTATCTTGCTCTCCCAAGATAACTTCGCGAGCATTCTTGAAACCATAGGTAGACATGTAGAAACGTTTTTGTTCAGTGAGATCTTTTGCAGATCTGATCGCAGCATTGAATGATTCCAGTTTGTCTTTATCTTGCAAAGACTTTTTGATAATAGAAATCATCTTTGTTTGTATCTTCAGTTTTCTACTAGACGCATCCTCTTTGACTAAACATTTATCATTGTTCCTTGCTGTGAACCATTTGTTTAGATCTTGGAAGATAGAGTCATGTAATAGAGGAGTGAAGTCACTATCAGTCAGACCTTTGTATCTCATATATGGTTTGAGTCCATCATACTGTGATGATGATTTAGTAGAACCATATAAGGATGTGGTCTCGAACAAACAAATGTTTGAGTTGTATTTTGCATTGAGTTCTTCTCTTGCTTGATGTGAACAACACAACATCGCTAAGAGTTTACCACCAAGGTAGTTAAAACCGAACGGTTGAGTAGGTACGATGATGAATCCCATGATTGCATGGCGGTTAAACCGACCCAAATCTGGTACGTCACCCAACCAATCATTCCTCGGTTTAGAGTTGATGGTGGGAGAACCGAACCTTATGAACCCAATAACTTTTTTTGTATTCTCTTCTTTAACAATCCACTTGAGGGATTTGCCTGGGATAGAACTTTCAAAAGCATGAGACATTGTAATCTGCAATCTCTCATTGAAGAACTGATTACTCAATCCCAGATTCTCTCCAGCACGGTAGATCTTGATCTTCATATCAGCAGGGTGCATATCAAACTTACTGAAGAGATCGTCCTCAGTTCCACCACCGCCTCCATCAAAGAAAGCACCTAGACTACTAGGTTGATCTTTGATTCTAGATGTTTTTACATTACGAAGATATTCATCAATTCTTCCTGTGTTAGAGAAATAATCAATGAATTTATCTGCTGCATAAACAGATTCACTTTCACTCAGAATCATCTACTTCTAACCAAATAATATAATCATCAGGATCAATCTCCTGAGTCAATCCAGGACCGAAGTCACGAAAGTCTCCTTTTGGGGGAGGGATCAGAGGTTCATATCTGCCTCTAGGTTTTGGTTCTTCTTGTAGAAGTTCTATAACAAAACCATTGACAAGTCTGTCAAAACTTCTTGCCATTCTGCGGAAACCATTTCCCACATAAATTTGTCCTGTGACCACTGCAATAGTAGCAGCACCCCAGAAATAATAATACCATCTAGATTTCACTTGTGCTCTTAATTTTGTTTTAGTCATTTGAATTCACACTCTCCCATAATTTCTGTAAGACATGCTAACAGGTTAATTTCTTGATCAGCTACGAACGCAATCTGATACTGATACTTACTGATAATCAGAACCGCATCAGCGATACTAGGACCTTTCAAAGACTTAAGAAGAGTATCATAGATACGTTTCATAAGTACAGCAGAATCATTGTCCAAGTTATTTACCACCCATTTCCTGACCTCTGGGAAATTACCTTTCTTGAGGTTCTTCATGAGGTCATCTATATTCACCTCAGAGAAGTTGGCAAGAATAGATGAATCAATCTTACCACTTACAGAGTGTCGTTGACACTCATTAAGAACTCTCCTCCAATCAGGAAAATGTTTGTTGATTAGTTCAGCTATTACTTTCTTATCTGCTTCAATATGTTCTTGATCAAGGATCTCAACCAGTCGTTTGAAGAACTGTGCTTGGATTTCTGGTTTTTGTTTACCTGAGATTCCAAAGTCGATGACTGAACATCTTGAGTGGAGGGGTTCGATGATTCTGTTTTTGAAGTTACAGGTGAAGATGAATCGGCAGTTCTTATAAAATGCCTCAATATTTGCCCGTAAGAGGAGTTGTACGTCGTGGGTTGTGTTGTCAGCTTCGTCAATAATGATGACTTTGTGCTGTGCGTCCATTCCTTGAAGTGAGACGGTCGAAGCAAAGTTCTTTGCTTGGTTCCTAACCGTGTCAAGAAATCTCCCTTCATCGGATCCATTGATGACATAATAATCAACTCCTAGTTCTGTACACAATGCTTTTGCAACTGTAGTCTTACCTACGCCAGGAGGACCTGACAACAGAAGATTAGGGATCTCTCCCTTCTTTAGGAATTCTTTAAAGGTGTTCTTTGTAGTCTCTGGGAGAATACAATCCTCAACAGTTTTTGGCCTATACTTCTCGACCCAAATAAATTCATCCCTCATTTTGTCCCCTCAAAAGCATTGCTGGTTTGATCAACTCAAGACATTTTTCGGCCGTGTTTAGACCTTTCATTTGTGCTACATAATCTTCCCAAGTTTCAAGATCTACGTCTCCACTCAGGTTAGCAAGTAAATTGATCTCAGCAATCTTCCGAAGAGATTCCTCGTCCATCAAACTGACGGTATATTTCACGAACTCAAGAGCAAGTTCTTCCTTTCTTTTAGTCATAATTAAATAAATCCTTTGGACTTTTTCTTAGTCTTTGGTATGTCAATAACGTGTACAACGGCATCAAATTGTGGTTGATGACAATTATTCCACCACCATTCTTGTACCTCATCCCAAGATTCTAACACAATAGAACGGTCTTTGTAAACTATTTTATAGTGATGCCTGTCATATGATTTGTTACTTGTCTGTGAGAAGTAACGTGGGTCATCCTTTTCAATTAACTGAGTCATAACCAATCTGGTTTTCTGGATGGGTCACGAAGATAATTAGATGCAGCCCAAGGTTTGCTCGATATATAACGTTTGTAAGCAGTAAGAGTGTCAATGCTTGTGTCATATTTAAACTGGTCTGGACCTGCGAAGGCGTAGTCTTCAACATAATTGTAACATGTAATTGCTTTCTCAGAAAAGCGATGGAATACTTTCTTCGCTTGCCATAAAGTGTCACGACATCCGTGTTCTTTACCGTAGCGATGAGTGTACTCTGTTGATAATGCACACCCATGTTGAATCAACCATGCAGTATTGTATAAACTTTTGGCTGCCCATTGTGTACATGGATGATTGCGGAAAGCACCCTTACTTGTTTTGTAAGGAGTGCCATCCTTTTTCTTTAATAGATCATCACCCCAATCATAATACCAGTGTGAAAAAACAATAGAGAGCATTTGACATGTCTCTAGTGGCATCTTGACCACATGTTTGTCAGGTAATACCTGAGCAGACTTGCGTGGGCATGGATCTGTGACAAAGATATTCACTCTTTTGACCTCCAGTTCTTTCTCATCTTAACATAAGAATCACTTTTGGCAACAATATCTCTTACCTTCTTGAATATCCTAGCGGACTCTGCATATTTACTTGTCATATGATCTTCTTCTTGCGGCAATATTTCTTTCGTTCCCTTCTTATACTTTCTACCTGAGTTATGGTTTGCATAACGTCTTGCTCTGGTAAATCCCATCTCTAGAAATTTACGGCACATGTCCATACCAATAAAATCCTTACCATCCCTATAGTCTAGGTACATGGCAAAGATTTTGTTGGATGAGATTACTGCTTCGTGAGGAGTTTTGAATCTCCAATGAGCACATATATCGTTAGTATAAGGGCGTACCAATAAAACTCCTTGTTCCCCCCTTCCAATGCGATATAACTTCCGAGTCTCTTCATGTGAAAAATCAAGACTCTTGTAATCGAGGTCATAATCAAATTCTTTCATAATAAAATAGTAAGGTAATCAGGCTCTCTTTCTAGATCGCTTAATTGAAATTACAGATATAAGTGTTGCAGTTGCAAATACAACTACTGCTGACGCGATTAATAATGTGGGATCATATACCACGTCAGGTTGTGCTTCCCAAGTGCCTGGCAATGTGTAGACACTTGGATGAGATGCGAATAACATTAATCCTCCCATGTAAGATCTGGTTCTAGAGCTATATAGTAGGTCAAGTCGTATTCACATGACTTAAATTGTGACAAAAGTTTACGAGAGATTTTCACCTCATATGTGCCAGGCACAATCTTCATGTTCTCCACTTTAAAATGAAGTCCAAACTTCTTAGTAGTCTCTCCAACAACAATAGAGAAATCATTAGATGTATCGTTCTTGCGATCAGATACAACCATCTTAATTTCACTACCATCACCAACAACAGATAGATCTGTTAGATGATATACTGCGGCTGCTTTGAGGAGTCTGTCAAGTTGAGAACTCTTGAGTGTGAACTCAACATCTACAGAGGGAAGAGTGATAGACTTCTCTGGAGGAGAAACAATCACACTTGGGTCAGCAAAGAAATACTTAGACTTCTGTTTGCCTTCTTTAATGTTGACGAAACTTTGTCCTGTGAAGTTTAGTTCTGGATCTTGGAAAAGACCTAGAGAGTTCAAGAACTGACTAAGATCATAAACACCAAACTCTTGAGGAATGTCCTCGTCGATATTTGCTTCTGCAAGAATGTTCTTCATTACAGAAATAGTTCTCAAGGACTTACCTTGTTTGAACAGGATAGATTGATTGATAGAAGCAAAGTTCTTCAACAGATTGATAGTTCTATCGGAAAGTTTCATAGGGATCTTAGTTGCTGTCGTCATTATGTAAACCAGCGAAGTGGTATAAAAGTGTACAATAGTGAATGGCCTTTAGAATGTCATTTTCATTCTTACCATCTTTCTTGCCGAATCTTGAGAGATATTTGATTGCATTGGATCGGCAAAATGCTTCCGCATCTCCAATACCTTCAATTAGATCTAGGGTTTGTGTTCCCTTATCTCCAGTATAGTGTGAACCATATGTGCTTGCAATATAGTTCTTTGCTTTATCAAGCATTGTATGTTCATTATACTTGAAATACTTGAAATCGTCATCTACTGGTTTCCTATAGTGATTAAAGTGATGAGAATACATATCATCCATATCCGCCATATAATCACCATAATACGTTGAGTCAAAAGCTACCCCCATATCAGTTGAGACACCAACAGTAGGAAGGTCTGATTTATCCCGAACAGGTTCATCAGGAACCTCTGGTGGCCATGGTGAGCCAGGTGTCCATTCAAACCCACCACTCTTTTCAATCCAATCAAGATCGCTATCTCGATTATCCTCTACACCACTCCAAGGAATATCTTTATAATAATCACCTTGAATTACTTCCTTCTTATCAGATTTTGGTGTTCTACGAGTTACTGTCTTTCCGCCATCGGGAGACTCGTAGATGAATTTATCTTGTTCTTCTTTAGGCATTTTTTCTTTTTGTTTTTTAGCATCGGCATAAAATTCAGAACCTAGTCCACCAAAACTAGAAGTCACATGAATGACATCTGGGGAAGCAGGAGCAGGGTTTCCAGTAACACTGAAACCATCTTCTTCCCAAAAATCTTGATAGTCTTCTTTGGTTGCTTCTGAGACGTTCTTGGAGCTTTTCTTTTTCACGATTGGATAGTCCTCATCAAATGTACCGTTTAAGATCGAGCCTAATAGACTCCATGAATTAACCATATGTAAATAGAAAATCGTTTACAAGACTCTCTGATTTTTCTTTACCGAATTTGCCAGAAAGATACCCACCTACAGGATCTAGTTTTCTCATGTATTTGTCAAAATCATGATAGGTTTTGTACATGAGATTCTGGCTGGGTTTCTTTGATTCTAACATATCTCTGTAAACAGTCAAGTACTTTTTAAACATATCTAAATGTTCGTCTACTTCTGCAAACGTACAATACCTGACATAGATGTTATCAGAAAAATGATTACCCATTTCAAAGAATCGATAATCTTGTTCTGCCTTGGGTAGACCCTGTACAGAGAAAGGACAGTTTTCTATAGGGTGTTGAAAGTCAAAAACAATAATGACTTTCTTTTCAAAAAATCCCATCAAATCCATACCGAAGCATGGTAGATTCTCACCAGTTCTAGGATAGATTATAGTGTTGTAGATACAGGATTTTTCATTCCAGATCTCAACTTCCCTAGACTTATTAATGTACCAATCTTTATCAGTTCCATACAACTTAGCGGTGAGAGAGGTTCCTTTCCCCTCCCACTCTGCCCAAGTTGAATGGTGGTACAGTTCTGGAAAGACCTCATACAGAAGGGACTTGTAGTTCTTCCATAGGTTCATCAGTTTTAGTTTCACCTCCAAAGTTTACATCAGCATCAACCTTGTCATAGAGATCAAGGAACGCTTGTTTTGTTTCATCATCAAAGCGGTTTACACATACTTCGATTGCCTTCTCTTTGTTCTTCCAGATAGCGTATGCCTTGACGATATGTACAAGACGACGTGTGGAAATAACTTCCTCAACACCACCATCAAAGAAGGTCTTACGGATGATGTCACCCCAATCTACAAGACGCTTGCAGAACTCTTTGTCGTCACACAAGTTGGTCAAGATTTTCTCCTCAGTCTTTGGACTAGGATAGGACTGTTCAAAGGTTACTGGGAATCGCTCAAGGAAGGCTTCGTTGAGCACGTTAGTTCCAATGAATCGTCCGTCGTCTGAACCTTTACCTTTAGTGTTTGCGGTTGCGATGACGTTGAAACCGTCAGATGGTTTGACGTATCGGCCAATTTTTTTAAGGAATACACCATTACCTTCAAGGATGCTTTGGAGACAGAGAATTTTGTTACTGGCGAGGTCGATCTCGTCAAGGAGCAAGATAGCTCCCCGCTCAAGTGCTTCAATAACGGGTCCGTTATGCCAGACTGTGGAACCATTAACAAGGCGGAAACCGCCAATAAGATCATCTTCATCAGTTTCAATGGTAATGTTTACACGAACGACTTCACGTTTCAGTTGAGCACACGCTTGTTCTACACCAAAGGTCTTACCATTACCAGAAAGACCAGTAATAAAGCATGGGTAGAAAAGTTTGGACTGAATGATTTTCTTTACATCAGAGAAGTTTCCAAACTTGACAAAGTTAGAATCAATCTCTGGAATAAGATTCTGTTCTACAGGAGGTACAACAGCAGGAGCAGCATAGGAACTTTCAAGTTTTGCTTTCTTCTCCTTGGCAGTGAGGTTCCACTTGCCTTTTGTTGTTTTGAACTGTTGCAGATATTTTGTAACAGTCTGATATGTCACATCATGCTGAGCACAGTATGCTTTGATGTGTGCGGATGTGATCTTGTTACCGTAAAGATCACGAAGGTTGTTGATGAGTGATTCGGGATTCACTTTAGCTTCAAAAGGCATTGTTTGTTCTTGTCTATGTATACATTATAATGGAAGGAGAGGTGGAATCAACCACCCCTGTGCCAGTTTGTGAACTGGTCTATGCGATGTAACTCATGAACTGACCTAGAACTTTCTTGTTCATTTTCTTTGCAGAAAGTGACTTCTTGAAAGCAGACTTGATCTGTGCTTTGGTTGCATCTTCTTTCACTTCAAAACTAGAATCAGAGTTGAGTGCGGATGAGGACAATCCGAAGTAGGCGTGGTATCCACCACCCTCAGTAATCATAAGAGACTTTGTTTTTCTCCACTGTGCCATGATGGTTTGATGTCTTTCATAATCATAGTCAACATAGCGACGGACAAAACTGTTGCAATCGCGATTATCAACAACTCGGATACCAAGGAAATTGACATCAGGAAAACGACCCCTGAGTTGTTTGAGTAGTGCAGTAGTCAAATCATAGTATGCGTCTGCACAATGATATGTTCTACCATTTTTGTCACGAATGAATACGTTACCATGTGCTGAACGTGTTCCTAAGTATTGTTCATTACCCTGCCTGGATTTGAACTCTTTGTGAAACTTGAGAGGATGTGCTTCACCATCAGTAAGAGTGATGCACTGAATCTTCTGAACACCTGTCTTCTTTTTGAACTCAGGAATGATCTGGTTCAAGGAGACAAGAGCTTCGTTCAGAGGAGTTCCAGACAGACTCAAACGACTTGGGCACTGGTAGTACACAGAACTGTCCCAACGACCACGTTGATCGAGACAACTCATGAGTCTCCAGATGTTCATCATTTGATGTTCTAGATCTCCCTTCTTACAGTCACTTGTTAGAAACTCAACCATTGCGAATTGTGCTTCGATATAAAGTTGACCGTCTTTCTTAACATGGTGATCTTTAGGGTAAGCGTAACCTCTGTAGTTACCATACTCATCAAACTTTTTATCTCCACGATTCCACTCATTAGTAAAAGCGAATACTTGGAAAGGAATCTGAACTTTCTTACAGAACCAGATCAAGTTGAACAACTGTTTTACTGTGTCCTTAAGAACATTACTCATAGATCCAGACCAATCAAGGACAAAGATAAGTCCATGATTTTTGCCATCAGGTAGAGTGGTGACTTTTTTGAACAGATCTTCATTGTACTTGTATGAATGAAGTTTTGTGCAATCAAGAACACCTGTCTTTGATACTGTAGCACGAGCGTATGCGTCAGCAGACTTACGACACTCAAACTCTTTTACAAGATAGTTGACTTCTTTCTGTGCAGAACGACGGAAGAGTCTGTACTCATTGTCAACACTTGCATAAAGATTCATAGGAATACGATACTTGTTTTCTTCTTTGAGAAGTTCATTATCGTAGTGTTGTTGCTGTGCAATCCACTCTTCATCAAGGTGTTTGTGAACGTCTACATTTTTAGCTTTGACAGTTTCAAGATTCAGTTCTGGAATGGTGCAGTAATCAGTATCATACACACCTGTGTTCCGATTCTTATCATTCAAGTTCTCCAAGTTATCAGAGAAAAGCTTGTCAGTGATAGTTTCAAAGTCACAATGTTCACCACCAATAGGTGAGTCAGAAAATTCAGGCGGGAAACCAGTGGTCTCATCTGAGTTATCACCAGACTCTTGCTCCTCAGATTCTTCGCCATCGGAACTTTCACTTTCAATCGAATCAAAAGTATCGGACTTATCTTCAGAAGGAATTGGATCAACCTTAGAACCACCACCCTGTTCCATCTCTGCACCATCAAATGGCAGATCAATCTTGATAGATTCTGTGTGCTGTGTCTTCATGAACTCATGAAGTTCATTAGCAAGTTCCAGAACCTCATCAAAGGTATCAGTATTGAGTGCAGAGTCACGGAAATATACTTCATCTTCACTCATAGGAACGTCAACAAACTTTCCAATCTTGTGGTGAATGTTGATACGGTCTGGGAGATTCATATCTTCAACTTCATTCTCACCCAGTTCAAAGAAATCCTGATCGGAAAGTTCTTTGTATCCCATGTGAAATGTCTTGACGATACCAGCGTACTTACGCTTCATCAACTTCTCGATACGAACATCCTCAAGAATGTTGACGAATGACAAAGGAACTTCTGGATACCTTAGTTTCCAGTTCTCATTGGGTGTGTATAGTGCGTGTCCAACCTCATGACCCACCAGAAGGTCGTATACGGTCGCAGAGGCCTTGTCCCACATTGGAAGGGTCAATACTCTACGATCCACATCAAAGGAGGCCGTAGGGACTCTCTTGTTCTCGATGATAAGATCTTCGGTAGCAAGCAGTTTAGCAAGTTGACCTTTGACTTCGTAATTGACCTTTTTAAGCATTTGTTTTCTTGTCTATGTACACATGATAACCGACCCTGTGCCAATTTCAATCAACCATGTGCCAGTTTGTCAACTGTCTACCCCGACCATCTCAATGCAGTATCCAAGGCTTTCTTTGCAGTGTTCTGTAATTTTATTACTCTACTCTCATATGTGATTGTAAATCCTAGCAGATCTCCTTCGGGATCATTTGGCATACCCACAGGTTGCACAAAAAAGATTCCAGCATGTGCCACTGTCCTCCATTCCATGTCAATAAAACCTAAGTCCCTTAAGGCACACTCTAGTTTTAATGAATGGCATCCGTCTATTAGTATCATACGGTTACAAAAACCTATGCTACTATGTAGAATACCTCACTTTTGAGAATCCATTCATCTTTTCAAAGGTAATCATATTATCCAATCTATCTGTCAACTCATCTACCTTATGAGAGATCATAAAGATGTAAGCATCCTTGATGACATACCTGATAATCTTTACAAATTCATCTGTACCATTACTGTCCAGAGAACTGTCAAATATTTCGTCAAGAATGAGTATGTTGGTAGAAGATGAGTTCTTCATCTTAGCAATATCTCGCCAAGTAAACAAAATAGCAAGATCAATTCGCATTTTCTCGCCCTCAGAGAACGATTCGTAACTGAATTTTTCATGAATAGGCGACTTAATACACTCATTGAACTGTTCATCCAATGTAAAATTGATATAGAAGTCCATCATCTGAAGATACTTATTGATCTTCTGATTCATGATGGGCAAATACCTTTTCATAATCTTTGCCTTGACACCAGAGTCCTTCATCATGGAGTTTGCAAAGTCCAAGTACTCGATATTCTCAGTGTGGTCTGCTTTATCTTTTTCTACTGTCTTTAAATCACTTTTGAGGCCTCTAAGCGTAGCTCGTTCAGTATTTCTGTTTGCAATTTGTTCGGTAATGTCTTGAACTTCCTGTTCATAATCTCGGATTTGTCGTTGATACTCAGAAATTTTAAAATTGTTTGTTGAAATGTCATGCGTTAGTGTTGAGATCTGCTTAGAAACATCTATAAACCTGGCCTCTTTTTTCTGTTCTTCGTTTATAGACTTTTGAAGGTTTTGATAAGCGGAGTTGATCTCCTTTACCTTACCCTCGATAATTCCAATTTTATTTAGCCTAAAATCCTCCTCAATTTGCTGTCCACATGTAGGGCATGATACGTTTTCTTTAAAGAATTTATGATCGGATGTTATATTCTGTATCTTTTGTTCCAGTTTTGCTTTGATTGTGGTCTTTTTCTTAAGAGAACCTGTAGCAGATGTTAGAGTATCCAGTTCTGGTTGATACTTTTCTTTTATATTTGTTGAAATTTGCTCGTTATCAGACATCAAAGATGAAGAATCCCTTAAGAGTGTATCTATCTTAACTTTTATCTCTGTAATCTTATTTTGTCCTGTCTTATCAAGGTCGGAGATGAAATTTTTTTGCATCTGAATCTTCTCTTCAATCAATTCTTTCTTGATTGTAAGTTCTCTGATCTCTGTATTCGCTCTACTCATCTTCTCACGAAGGATTTTTGCCATTCCAGAGAAAATTTTGATGTCTAAAACGTCTTCTACGATCTCTCTGCGATGAGTTTGACTCAACTGCATGAAAGGAACGAACGTAGCAGCACCCAAAATGGTAGTCTGAGTGAAAGATTTATAGTTTAATCGTAGAATATTGTCTTCTAAATGTTGTTGCTGATCATTTGAACTGGCAAATTGATCTTGTTTCTTTCCATCAATATAAATTTCAAACAAAGTTGGCTTCATACCTCTGACAATGGTATAAATTCTACCTTGGATCTCAAATTCTATCTGAACTTCGCACTCTTTATCATTCACAGTGTTGACTAACTGTGCTTTCTTAATCTTTCTGAATGGTTTGTTATATAAAACAAAGGTCAGAGCATCCAATATCGTGGATTTCCCTGCACCATTTTGTCCGACTATCAAATTTGTTGGAGACTTTTGGAAACTAACAATTATAAACTGATTACCAGTAGATAAAAAGTTACGCCACCGAATCGTCTTGAATGTTATCATAATCTTTTGGCGGAATCACTATGTCGTCAGGTGTGATAATAACGTATTTGTATTTGTGTTTCTTACAGGTTTCGACAGCTAGCATATCATCTATTTCTACAACTGTCAATACGGTGGATTCTTCCGCTTCTAGAAGCCCTGCATATCTAGTAGCGTCATCTTCTTGCTGGAAAAGATAAAGAGCCTTCTGACCGTCATCATTCGTGACGGCATACGCTCCCTCTCCTTCGTGACCAACAAGTGATAAGATGTACATTACTCTGCTTCGCAAGCTTCTAGGTAGACTTCCTTGAGAAGTTTCTTGACTCTTTCTTTTTCTAAATCAAAATCAGAGTCCTCGATGTACTTATTTAGAAGTGTAAGAGTATCTTCAACTTTCTCACCATCAAGATCAACTTCCGTATCATTGATCGCAGTGTTTTCCACTACCTTCAAATCTATTATACCAGCTTTTAGAAGTTTTTCAAGGAACTTGTCATATTCTAACTGACTCTTTCTTGATTTAACAAACAGTTTTACAATCTTATCCTTGTACAAATGTGCTTTGAATGTTGCAGCAGGGGTAGAATCAAAGTATATCTTCTCGAAGATGGTGTTTGTATTCTCTACAAACTCAATCTCCATAGTCTCTGTGTCCAGAATATTGAATCCTCTCTTATCACCACAGTCATTCCAATACATTTCATAGGGATTGCCTAGGTAGAATACCTGACCATCATTACTTCTGGTGTGATAGTGTCCTGAGAATACTGTATCAAACTTTTCAATGATGCCTTTATCAATACCACCCTGCTGAGTCATGCCTGGATAGAGTTCAAATCCATGTAACTCAAGATGACCAAAAGCAATTTTTGCATCAGACTCATCAATCTTAGCACAAGTCTCCTTATAATTATCCTCACATATCCACGGTAACATCATTGCTTTGAATCCATTGATGTCATATGTGTCTGGAGTAGAGACAGGGGTGACATTATCGTAGTGTTCTAGAAGAGAATCAATCGAGTTGATCTCATTCGTATTCTTATAATAGATATCGTGATTACCTACAAGTTGCCAAACCTTCACGCCCAAATTTTTGAACTTGTCATAAACATTTTCCTTTGCCCAGTTCAATGACCAGTAATCAATATTCTTACGATTGTCAAAAGCATCTCCCATATGGATGCAATACTTGATCCCTCTCTTCTCTAACTCAGGGAAAAAGATTTCATCATAGAACTTTTGAAAAAAATCGTGAAATATTTTGCTACCTCTTCTACCACCAAAGTGAGTATCCGTGATGATTGCTATCTTCATGAATTTTCGCCTTCTTTGAGTAAAGTGACACCAAGAACTTTGTCTTCATTATATTTTTTTGCGGCCTCTACTGCACCGAATCCATCATTCGCTTTGATCTCTACGTTATAAATTTCTTTACGTTCAAACTTTACTGAGTAAAGGTTCATTTCTTCCACTCCTTCTTTTCATAATCATAGTTAGGATGAGGTGCAGCACTCACAACAGGATCTTTCGTCTTGTTTTTGATAACAATAAACCTGTCAGCAGCAAATGTCCCTGCTAGATTTACTTCAATCTCATCACCATCTTGCCAATTCATACTACCATCTTTCTTGGTATGATTCATTGCTTCTTGAATCTTATCGATCACATCTTGAGTTAACTTCATTGATTCATCTTTGTTTGAACTGCTTCCTTTATAGAATTATAGTCACTAGAAGCGCCGTAATCATCGTCAACGTGCATAACTTCATCGTATCCAGACTTCTCGATAATCTTTTCACGGATCTCCATCTGCTTCTTCTCTTTCTGTATACGTCTGAGGAAGGCATAGTGTATGATTTGTGTAAAATATGCAAAAGGATTAGTAGATTTCTCTGGATTAAAATTGTGAATATACTGAACACAGTTTTCAATGCCGTCCGAGATCATATCCTCTCTGAACATATAGTTAACAAAGTTTGGTTTGTACGATAAGTGAGTTGCGATCTTTACAAAACACTCACCAAGATAATTTGTAATGCGTGGTTTGGGTTCTCCCGCTTCCTCCGCCGCTTTTACGTCCGCTTTGTATTGAACGATAGCATACAAAAACTCTTTGTTATTTACATAGTGTTCAGATCTTTTTCTTGTTCCCTTTGCAGGCATGTTTTTATACCTCTTTTAATAGTTTTATTATACCCTAAAACGAGTCACTTGACAAGTCACCCAAAAGGGTGTACAATAACTCTGTCAGAGTTCAAGGGAATGCTATGAAGCTTCGCCTTTCTTATAAAGCTTCTCTAGATTCTCTCTAGCCTGTTCGACTGAAATTACATATCCCATCTTCTTTGTGACCTTTATCTTCTCAGCAGGACCTCCATTGAGATTGGAGAAGATAAATTTCTGATAATACTTTACTACTTCTGAATCCTCGCGAGCCTCGACGACAGTAATTACTCTGTCCATTGGAATGACGATGATACTTTCCGTTGGCATACTTCTCAACCACGGCATCATTCTCAGACCCTCATGAGTTCCATTCATACTGACCGTTTCGATTTCTACAGGGTCACTGATAATCAAAACCGTGCGACCATTTTCCTCAGAAGGCATGACCTCACCGAAGATTTCCTCTCCTGATACTAATTTAACTGAAGCGTAGAAATCCTCTTCCATTTAGTCTTTACCTATAATTGAGTTATTCATTACTAAGTAGTCTATATTCATATTTAGAAAGGATTGAATAGCGTCCTCTGGAGTTTCGACGATCGGTTTACCGCTATCATTAAACGAAGTGTTTAACAATACAGGAACTCCACTGATTTTATAATACTCGTCTAGCAACTCAGATAAGATACCTTCACTTACTGTCTGAATCCTACATGTATTATCAACATGTGTTACCGCTGGGATCTCATCTCTCTTGTCTTCTTTTACCGTCTGAGAATATAACATGTACGGACTGTCAATACCTTCTTCAAAGTAATCTTTTAGATAGTCCTTAAGTATGACACCAGCAAAGGGTCTCCACTCTTCTCTATGCTTTACTTTCTCGTTTAGAATATCTTTGTTCTCCTTATATTTAGGTGACATCAAAATGGATCTATTTCCAAGTGCCCTAGGACCGAACTCAGATCTTCCTTGATACCATGCAACTATCTTGCCCTCATCTAGATATTTTGCAACTTTCTTAAGATCTAAGGGATTCCATTTGAAATGTTTTGGTGTAGAATATTCCTTTCCTAAGAAAGCAAGGTTTTCAGGAACCTGAACTTCATTCCATAAAGATGCACCAAACGCCGCCGCTCCAAATGCCAAACCACAATCACTCACAAAAGGTGTGATGTGAAACTTCTTATGCTTCAGAGTCTGTACTATTTTTGTGTTAGCATTGATATTAAGAAACACTCCGCCAGTTAAACAAATTGTTCCCTCTAAGTAATCTTCATCTAATCTTAACATTAGTTCTGTAAGAGATTCCTCAAAATTGTATTGCAATAACTGAGCTTTGTCTGAAGAAGAAATTGGATAAGGTCTTGGATCTCTCATATCAAATGATACTTCGGGAAAGTGTACCCCAAAGTCATATAACTTTTGTATATGTTCACCAGATCCATATGCTGCAAGACCCATGATCTTTCCAGCAAAAGAACAATGATGTTCTGGATCAAGAAAATCTATTTCCTTTCTGGTTTTCTTACAGTAGATATGATGTGACCAATATTGATATAGTAACCCCCACTCGCCATTGAAAGGGAAATACTTAAATTTATTTCTTCTCTTGTCAAAGAGAACCATTGAGCATTTTTCTAATCCAAGAGACTGACCTTCTGCCCAGTTATGAGAACCACCACCATCAATTACAATACACACTCCAGTATCAGATGGTTGTGTGAATATAGATGAATAAGCGTGTGCTTGATGATGAGAAATAAAACCTATCTCAGCATTAGGGAACATTTCCTGTAGATACTCTTGAGGTTCATCTTTTTCTAGACTTCTTACCCAATCCTGTAATCCAATGTCCACAAACATGACTAGATTTATATCTTCCTTTTGAAGTCCTTCCATGACATAATCTATGGACTTCTCTGGAAAACTTCCGTCATATTTCAATCCACTTAATCTCTCTTCTTGTATGCTGCAAACATGAACACCATCTACAAATAAAGTTGCACCAGCATCATGAACGTATGAATCCTGACAAGTGCCATCAAATAGAATAGAACCGTAAATTCCTAAGACTTTCATTTCAAATATACCTTTCTAATTTCATAATTAAAGTTCTCTTCATTGTATATCTTAACACGTTCTATAAGATGATTCAATGTGTAGTTCTTTTTACTCTTGACTGAGATGTCGTCTGCGATATCATATAACATTGCTCTGTTCTTGTTCTTTCCCTTTCTAAGGACCCTACCAATACTTTGTAGATTTCTAATTCTAGATTTGCTAGGCGATGCAAAAACGACATTATGTAAGTTCTTAATGTTAATTCCTGTAGAAAAAGTTCCGTAAGACGCAACAATGATCGCATCTGCTTCTCTATCGACGATAGATCTAACCTCTTCACGTTCTTCACTATCTACACCTCCATGCACATAAAAAACTTTTCTATCATTACCTTCATTGATTAAATTATATAGTGGTTCACCATGAGCTTCCACTCTACTGAATAAAACTAGAGAGTTACCTTTCAAACTTAAGGTAAGATTCTTGATGAATAGGTTTCTTTTGTCATGTTCTATGATATAATTCATCTCCTCTCTGTAATCATCAAACGGAATTGCTGGATGTTTAAGTAAGATGATTCGGATATCTAACTTAGCAAGTTGTCCTTTCTTCTGCAAATCAGATGTCTGAGTTACCTTGTAAGAAGGACCAAATAATCCTTCTAGCACCCACTTGTGTGTCTGTGATCCACTTAGAGTTCCTGTAAATCCATATCTATACTTGGTATCTTTGAGTTTTGACATGATACCAATGAGTGACTTGGACTTGAATTGGTGTGCTTCGTCTCCAATGATTACATCAAACTGTGAGAACCATTGTTTATCCATGTTATAGATGGACTGCCACGTTGATATGGTTACACGTTGTTGTGTGCTTTTCTTTCTACCAGCATAAACCTTATGACAATACTTCTCTACATCCCAACCATAATCTTGGAAGTCTTTGAACATCTGTTCTACTAGAGATGTGGTTGGTACAACTAATAATATTCTTCTCTTTCTTCCTACATGGTATCTCGCAACGGCATATATCATCAGGGATTTACCTGACCCAGTTGGAGATATAATTAATTTTCTATTGTACTTCAGTGCATCAAATACACCCTGTACTTGGTAGTCTCTAGGTTTGTAACTAGAGATTGCAGTCATATAATCTTTTACGCCTTCAAGTGATATCTCATCATTCTCTTCAAATGGAGTTCCATATGTCTCATTGTTCTTGAACTCTACACTATAGTCTGACTTTCTTGCCCAAGCAATAATCTTGTCAAGTAAACCCACATACACTTCTCCTGTTGCAGTAGAGAACAATCTGATCTTACCATCCCAATGTCTATTCCTATATTGCGGCATGTATTTTGCGCCAGGAACATCAAAGGTAAAGTAATCAGATAACTCTTGTTGCACATGAGGAGGTGCATCTACCGTGAGATGTACTTCATTCTTCTTGGCAATAATAAGATCACTCATAATCCATTCGTAAATCGTTGCCACTCAATGGCATTTTTAATTTGATACGTTCGATTCTGTATAACCTTGAGAATACTATCAAGATAATCCAACATGATCTGATAATATTCTATCTTTGCAGTACACCTAATGAGGTCTTGATCTGCATCGAAGTATTTGTCTAAGTCTGCTTTTAAAACTTTATAGTCAAACGGATTCTCTGCATACACCTCTGGTGATGCCTTGCCACTATAATATATCCACTTCTCTTTCTTTAAAATCTTATACTGAGTTTCCTGAGCCTTCTGTAGTGTCAGGATATTGGTGTAAATTTTGTAGTATTTTGCGTGTAAAGCGGGTATTTTTGTTGATTCGTTGTGTAGTAATTCATTATCAATTATGGAATCTTTATCCCATAAGTCTTGTATAAATTCAAGATTCATCCTTTAGTAGACTCTCCACATTAAAAATAGTATATTTGAAAGTAGCAGTCGCTACAATATAATTTATATCAGTTACATCAGCGCTAAATGGAACTGGTGTTAAAGCAGTAGGGAACAGATCTTTGAAGTCAATCCTAGCAATGGGATTGAAACTACTGTTATAAACGAAGATCGATCCATCAGATCTGGCCGCGTTTATGAGATCTGTTACTTGAGGATCTAGATCTATTGCCTCTGAGAAGGACTCAGGAAATCCAAGACCCCTCATCCATTGTTCAATTTGTAAATAGTTTTCTAAATTCTCATCTATAAAGAATTCTACATCCAGATCACCATACTGCAACTTATCGCCAGGGACAGGGATGTCTCTGAA